CCCGCCGCATGGTTCGTCCGATTACTAATATTCAAAAAGATGTTAAATTTAACTCGCAGTTGTGGGATTTGGCTAGTACATATAGTGAGAGCGCAGTAGCTCTTAATTAGAGAAAAGAGGAGGGAGGGGAAAGACTCCCCCTCCCTTTATCCCAATATGTATGACAACTTCTCGTTTCAGCAACCTCTTCATGAAGAACCAGACGGTACTTATATAACTGTTGGGCAGTTGCAATTTTTTCTTAATCGGAAAGACGGTGAAGAAAAATTTAAAACCTCAGATGCAGAGTTTATTGAATATTATAATCTGTGCAGGGTATATAATGTAGTATCTAAAATCATGGAAGATGATGAAGATGCTGCTATAATGTTTTGGGATGAAAAGAAACAACTTGTTTCTTTAGGCTTCCCAGAGGATGGAGAGGTCGCGGACACTCTTTCTAAAGTTGAAAAACACTCTACGTTTCACAAAAAAGAAAAAGATGGAGATGAATTTGGATTATTTGAGGAGACACCCTGGAATGAAGATTAATGGGTAAAACTTACCGTTATGATAACGAGTGGGGACGTAGACCCCCTAAGCGTAGGAAAGTTAAAAGACAAAGAGGAAATAAAAAGGTTCCTCTTAATAATGACTCTAACCAACTCGCTTCCGATGAGTTAAAAATAGAAGCATATGAAGAAGAACTCTACACACGATATTCCAAAAAAGATTCTGGCGGCTTTTGATCCTGTAGTACCATGTTCATGGTTGCCTGATCATGAAGTAAGACTTAGTGAGTATAATGCTATGAATACTTACTTTGTTCAAAAAAGATTAGCGGAGATGGAGAATGCCAAGTCCTTATATTCTAAAGACCAGTCCATTAGATAGAAATAGATTACAAAAAATTTGTAAACGAGTAATTGATGAAGCTAATGAGGACAGAAAGTTTGCACTTGAAACTCATAGGTTTTTCAGACAAATGTTAGATGAGAACCCTCAAGATGCATCTGCAAAAAATCTTATGGTAGATTGTTTAAAGTTGGCCCAAACTTCAAAGGGTAGTATACTAAAGGTTGTGGATCTTCTTATTAAGCTAGAGAGTGCGAAAAGCAAAGGTTCTGAGAAAGCAGAAATTGATACCCTGTATTCCCAACTGGATAATTTAACTGATTAAAAATGTCAGACCTAAAATTTTACAAAGTAATTTGTGAGTCGATCAACCTAGTCCTCCTCATCAAAAAGTTTTCCATGCATGAGGAGCATCGAAAGTATCGTGAAGTTAAGCGCAAGATCCAAAGGCTAGATAAACCTATTACTATTGACAGCTATATGAATCATATAGTTAAAGTTTTCTTGCACAACTCAGAAGAGTTTTTCTCTAAGTTATCAGAAGATACTGAGGAACGCAATGTAGTTATTGGTGCAGTTTATCAATCCATTATTGAAGCCTATCCTCCTTTCGATTTAAACTTTGTATGCGCGGATATTAATAATGGAACTTTTATAGAAGATATGCGCGATGTTATGGGGAGTATCTATGAACAACTCCATAATGCTGAAGCACCTACTAAAAGGTTAAAAGCTATTCGTACTTTAAATGATGTGAAGTCCTTAGATAAGTATTTTAAAAGAAACTTAATCGGACAAGACCAAGCAGTTAAGGCTGTTACAGATAGTGTTAAGTTAATTGCGAGCGGGTTATACAAAACAGCTAACTTCTTTTTCATCGGTCCTACGGGAGTAGGTAAGACAGAACTAGGACGATTACTAGGTAAGAAATTTAGCGGACATTTTTGGAAGTTAAATTGTGCAGAATACGCACAGTCCCACGAGTATGCCAAGTTAATTGGTTCCCCACCTGGTTATGTCGGTCACAATGATAAAAGTATTATGGCTGAAAAAGCAGAGGAGTCTAATAAGTGGGTTATCCTCTTTGATGAGATTGAAAAAGCTCATCCCAAGTTCTATGATTTCCTTCTCTCTCTTTTAGATGATGGAACTTGCACCGACAACATGGGACGAACCCTAGATTTTTCCGAATCCATTTTCATCTTTACTTCTAACCAAGGGGTTTCAGATATCCGAGTGGGACACAAGTTAGGATTTGGAGGAGACCCCGTCTCTGTATCAGGGAGCGCCGACCAAATTAAAACCTCGGTTAAGAAAAAGTTTCCAGCAGAGTTTATGAATCGTATTGACAATTACGTATTCTTTAATACGCTAGAACCACAACACTTAAGAAAGATAGCCCAACTATCGTTACAGGGGATTCCTATTAAACGACACAGGGCTCTTTTAGATTTCATTGTAAAAAATGGCTACTCTGAAGAATACGGAGCTAGAAACATTAAGAGATTCATCAAGAACGAGGTAGCAACAGTAATTGCCCAGCAACTACTTGAGCGAAGACTTCCATCTAAGAAGGGTGATCTATATACGCCTAAAATTACTGGTAACAAGCTGACCCTCGTTTCACTCCAAAAAGAAGCCGACCAAGCCGCAGGGTAGGCATACGCCTTTCGTGTCCTTGGAATTTCGCTACCTGCTCCCTCCAAAGAAGTTTGGAGGGAGTTTTTTCTAATTATGGGCTGCATTAGCCTATAATAAACCTGGTGACCTGTGTAGGCACTATTACAAAACACAAGGAGAAAATATGACTGACCTAATGGAAAAGTATGTTGCAAAGGCTCTCGAAGGCTATGAGCAAAATTATGAAGGTATTACTGCTGCTATTCAGCAGATGGAATCTCAACTGATGGATTACAAGGTAAAGCAACAAGAAATGGCCGATGGTATCGAGGAGATGAAGGATATTCTAGGTCTTGATGGTGAAGGTTCTTTTGACGAGAAGGATGGAGAAGCTACTCAGGAGACGCTACCATTTAAGAAGCCAGTACTTGATAAGGCTTAAAGGTTCGGTAGAATCTCTTCACCATGGAAATCATGAAAACCGTAGAGAAGCCTTGGGGCCGAGAAGAGTGGTATGTACTTAATGACAAGTATTGCCTAAAAAGATTGTATGTGAATGGGCAGCACCGCTTGTCCGAACAATATCATGTGAAGAAAAAAGAAACTATGTTTTTGGAATCAGGTGTAGCGTCTTTACTTTGTGACGAAAGAGTAATTCTCATGAAGTGTGGAGTTCCGTATACGATTAACCCAAAGGAAGTCCACCAGATTCGGGCTCATAGTGATAGCGTTATCTTGGAAGTCTCTACTCCAGAGATAGATGACGTAGTACGGTTAGCAGATGATTATGGGCGAATGCCGTCTAAGGGCTCGTAAATGACAGGTACTACGATACCACTTACATGCTTAAAGTGGCTTAGAGAGGCTCCTGTGGCTTCGTTCACACAATACTTAGCCTAAATTAGGCAAAACTTTCAAGAATAGTATATAAAGAGCGTTATGCTAAAAGTGATGGATTTCGGAAAGATTGGACAAGAAGTAGGAAAATTAGTAGCCGATAAACAAAAGGCTTATGGTGATTCTTTTGGCCGCAGTGGAGAATGTTTACGACAGATGTTTCCAGACGGTATCGAACCCCACCAGTATGACGATTTACTTACGATTGCAAGGATCTTAGACAAGTTATTTCGTATAGCAAATGATCCTGACGCTTTCTCTGAGAATCCCTACCAGGATATCGTAGGTTACGGGCTGTTGGGCATGAAGCGTTGTAACTCTAGAAAAGACAACACCTTATAATAGCAAGATTTTGCTAGTTTTTCCTTGACCTCCCCCCCAAATTATGCTAAAATAGGCGCATGAAAACAATGATAGTAGACGATAACGCTCACAATCCTTACGCACTATTAAGTGGTAACCCTGAGGATCTCGCAGATGTAACTAAAAAAGTTACAGCTATTTTGAAGCAAGCTGTTAGCCAAATTGAGAAGGTAAATAAGAAGTACAATAAGAAGTACCCTTTGGGATTTGGAGACACAGCAACAGACGAAGCTATTGCGGATGAGTTTTATACGATTTTACATTCCCCACAACGTTTCCTTAATTAAAGTTAGAAAGATGAGTAAAATGAAGATTGAAATGAATGAGAAGGTTTTTTCCACGTTGCTTTGTGCTTTTCTTGGCATGGGCGCGTGTGCTTATGGTTGCATTTTTGCAACTTACGTCCTGTGGTTTATGGGATTTATTGATTAGTAGATGAAGAAATCCATCACAGTTGAAATGACATTCGCCTGGACTTTCGATGAGAAGGACTGGATCCAAGAAAAGAAGCACATTCAAATGATGAAAGATCATCCACGAATTGTCTTCGGTAAAGATATGATGAACTCATTCTATTGTTTGAATGACATAGTTTTTCCTGAACTAAAAAATATTAAGGTGGTAAATGCTAACAAGTGAACAGTGGCAAAAAATAGATGATAAGTATGGCAATCTCATGTATAAGATTAGCCATCAGATTAGTGGTGATACGGCTACTGCTAATTTTGATGACAACTTGCAAGACATTCGCCTTGCAGCTATGGAAGCTGTTATGGGGTTTGAAAAGCAGAATGGTGGAGCTAATGGAGTGTTCGATGACTTCTGGGGAAGCAAAGGCTTCGACCAGTACATCAAAACTTGTTTGTGGACAAAGAAGAACAACAAGGGAAAGAAGATCACCAAGAAAGCTTCCATTCTAAAGGGGACAGTTTCTACGGACAATGAAGAGGTTCTCCAACTAGAGGAGGAGTGTGGAGATCCTGAAGCTGCAATATTCGTGAGTGAATTTTCTTACTTCCTTACACCTATTCAAAAAGATATTATTAGTATGGTAGTTAAAGATCCCACTCTAATAAAACCGAGTGGTAAAATTAATGTAAAACAAGTAGCAGAAGCTTTAAACCTTACTTGGTTTGAAGCCAATAAACAAATCAAGCATTTGTCTCGCCTATTGGAGAATGAACTCTAATGATCCATGCCTATTGGAAGCCACAATTTCGATTTATTGGCTTTTATATTAAACAAGATTGTAACATTTTAGGAGGACAAGTATGAATGCCTCTATTTATATAAGTGGACCTATTTCTGGTCGCCCTCCCGCTGCACATGACTTTAGACTAGCTGATGACCTTCTTTCTGAAAAGGGTTATAGCGTCCTTAATCCTATACATATCAAAGATCCTGGCATAAAATATACAACTAGCGAAGAAATTTGGGCCTATTATATGAGGGAAGCTCTTCCAATGCTTCTTCAAGCAGACTACGTCTATATGTTAAGACATTGGGAGAATAGTAGAGGTGCAAGAATGGAGTTCAATCTTGCGTCAGAACTAAATATTCCTGTTATCTTCGAGGATCAAGTTTGCGGTCTATGTAGTATTGATCCTGTTAAGGATCCAGAATATTTAGTCGTTGATGATGACGGAGAAGATAAATATGTATGAATATAAGATCTTTGAAGCAAAGACCTATTCGCAGACAGCCTTGAATGATTTGCTGGAAGCGATATCCCAAGATGGTTGGGAGCCTATACAACTTGTAGCAAGGCAGATCCTAGCTAGAAGACTTAAAGTTTTAAATGATTAGGAGAAATTAAATGAAGTATATTCTATCAATCGTGCTCTTGGGTCTTATGGCTGTCCCAACTATGGCTCAAAGGCCAGAGAGAGGGGCACATAAGAAGCAAGCTCAACGTGTCCAGAGTCGTAAGTCTGTCGATAAGGGTTGCCCCCAGTGTGTCGCTCTTAAGAAGAGGGTTGAGGCTTTTAAGAAGAAGCGTGCTCAGGCTAGTAAGAGTTCCAAGCGTGGGAAGAGGGGCAAGAGAGCCAACTCCCAACGTAGGAATGCTCAGAGGCGTAGTAATTCTCGTAGAAGCCGTGGGCGTAGAGCCTCGGGTCCGCGTAGGATGCGGCGTAACAGGGCTAGCATGAAGTGTCCAGAATGCACTAAGACTAAGGCTAAGACTAAGGCTAAGACTAAGGCTAAGACTAAGGCTAAGACTAAGAGCAAAGGATG